GATGGAACCTATCTCGGTTGTGGACATCTGCGGATAACTTTGGGCATCCACAAAAAGTGAAACCTGCGCTATCGCTTCGGCTCGTGTCATCATGCTCCACTATCCCACATATAAAGAAAGCCCCCGGCACGTCTGCCGAGGGCTTGAGATAGAACCCGCTCGCTTTATGTAGCTGCGGATGCTCCGACGATAAGGCTACCCGGTACACGGTTGGCTGCTGTTGCATCCACGTTACCGATGTCGAACGCCTTGAATGCGAACCGCTCGGTTGCCTTGAATGCAAGCGCATCCTCAACAAAGTAGCGCTGATCTGATACCTCGATCGTAACCGTTCGGCGGTCACCAAACGCGGTACCCATACTCAGGTCACCAAGCAGGACATATGGCGTGGATGCTGCCAAAGTCTTCTGCATGTTCTGCACAAAGACCACAGGGTATCCGTAGAGCATAGGGTTAGGGCCGTATGCGCCTTGGATGTCCATAATCGAGTTGCCACCCAAAGCATCAAGCAAAGGAGCGATCGCGTTGTACCAAATCTCTTTGTGCATGAACCACTTAGCGTTAGCGGCATACGTTGGGAGTTTAGCAACCATGCCCTTCAGGTTAGCAAGTGTCGGGCTGTAGGTGATTGTCTGCCCGGTCGTGAAGACCTGCAAGGAAGCGATGTTAGCCTTGGTTGCGTTGCTGCTGTAGATAGCATAAAGGATGCCATCGAGGCCGGAAGTGGAGTCTACTGCATTGTTGAATACAACGCGGTCTTCTTCCTTCGCCAAGACATAAGCCATGTCACGGGCAAGGGTTGCACCAAAGTCGATGATGCTATCTTCCGCCAGTTCTTTGGAAACCTGAGTAAGAACGGATGGCTTCTTGGCTACAAGGTTGACCTGTGCAAATGTCAGGTCGCTTGCCGTGATAGCCGTATTCTCACCAGGGTAGTAAACCGTGGTGGATGCGGTTGCATTCGGGACGTTGAGGACATCGCTGCTCATCGGATAGATGCGGCAGTTTTGACGAGCAATACCGAACTGCTCACGGAGGTAGATGAGGTCAGAGGACAGCGGATCTGGAACGGTAAAACCACCAGCGGTTGTCGTGCCTTCAGACTGTGCCTTCAGGTTATTCTTTACCCACTCGGTAGACTTGCGGTTGCCCATGATAGAGCGTCCCCATTGTCCCCAAGCGTAAGCCTTGTAGTTCGCTTCATCACGGGTACCGGGTAAAGGATTCTTGCCAACGCCGCCGGACTTCCACGGCTGATCTACCTGTGCTTCGGTTGCCACAGGGTGGCCCTGTCCGAGTGCCTTGATGGTCTCGATACGCTCTTCGATGCCCTTGGCTTCCGCCATCAGGGACTTGACCTGTGCAAGGTCACCGTTACCGGAAGCAAGCTCCCGCGCGGTAGCAAGCACAGAATCTTTTTGATTCTGCAATTGTGTCAAATTCATAGTTGTGTTAGCAACTCCAGACGTGCCAGCAGTTCCTGGCGTTCGTCATTGTCATGGGCTTTCGCCTCTACTACGATGGACGGCTGCTCTTCCGGCTGGTCTGCATCCCGCAGAGAATCCCAGACTACGGGAGCCAAGCGCTTGGCGCTTGACCGTGACAAACCGACTGCATCCCGCAGTCGACGCTCTACACCCCGCAGGGATGCGGGCTGTATACACTTGGCACCGTGCATGGCGTATAGCTGCTTTGCACGATTCGCAAACTCATTGATGATGGCATCAGCCATAGAAGCATCAGCCACCAAGCCGATACCCTCGGACATCGCCTCGTAATACGCTTCCATGCCTTCATGGATTAGATCCGCTTCAGCCATCTTGAATAACTCAGCGGCGTACTCTTCAGGAGACTGTTCAGGCATTGGAGCCATGACCATCTCTTCTTCTTCCATATCCATCATAGGCTCCATGCCGTAGTACTCCTTCAAGGTTTTGACGCTGTTGCGATACTCGGCTGGTGTCGGGGTAATGCTTGCTTCAGCGATAGGCCAGCGGGTGATTTCAGCGGCACCGCCCATGCTCTTGCGCTCTACCAGATGACCAGCAGCACCAGACGAAAAGCCCATCTTGCCTTGCTTGCAGAGCTTCGCAATCATGCTTCCGTACTCGTCGGCCATGTCGAGTTGAGCTTCATACCATAGCCCGGTATCGTCCATCTTTACAAAGCCTGTACCGATAGACTTCTTGCCTACCTGAGAATCCATGCCGTGATGGTAGTACACATTCAAAGGGACTCGCTGCCCCTTGGCAACCGGGAAACCGTAGTCGGTTGATGCGGTGAAGTAATCACCTTCAAGGTCAGCGGTCTTGGTATCACCAAAGCGCACAAGGTAGCCTTTGACGTAGCCAAGCCTGTCGCTCTTGATACCGTCTACGGTAGATGTCAGCAAGTCCATACACTCACTATCCCACAGTGCATTTTTCATAGGTAGGTCGTTAGATCTGGTTGGTATCCTTCTAGGTCTCTCAGCGGCAGTACCCGTGTAGTAGGCCCCCAATCGGCATTCTGCACCACGGTTGCCATGTCAGATAGCGGTAGCCCTTCAGCGTAGAGGTTATAACGGGCGGTGCCTAGTATCTGCTGGGCTTCAAGCGGGGTTAGCCCCTTCAGAATCTCTTCACCGGTTGCCACCTTGGGGCGGGTGTCCGGTATGGAAGAATCACCGGTAATCTCTGCCCATGAAAGCGTTTCGGGTATCATCACGCACCGGCAGTTAGGGTGTGATGGCATGATGGTATCGGTGGCTTGCAAGGTACCGCTAAGAGCCAAGCAAGCAAGGCATACCCGCGCATCCTGCGTAGCCTGCCGCCGGTAACCTTGCACCGCAGGGTTCTGCGTGTAGAGTTGCCGCTGGGCTTCCCTGGCGCTTCGTATCATCTCAGTACGGGCGATAGTCTCAGCACGGTATCTGCCGATATCTGCCGCCTTGCGTACCCGCCGTGCTACTGTGCGTGGCCCTTCACCCAGAGAGATACCCTGTACCAAAGCCATCTGCATGGCATCGGTAGTTACTTGTGGGATGGCATCGAATAGGACAGCCAAAGGGCTACCATCGCCTGCGAACCCGACAAAGGCCTGCAAGGCTTCGTCAGGTAGACTTGTCCATGAAGTACCAAGGGTAACCCCGGCGGGCTTTTTACCCGCTGCCGCTTCCACAAGGCTTGGCGTTGCATCATTAGCAAGGATAGCGGCTTGCAGCTGCCCATCTGCGGTTATCGTTGCCCCCTCGATGCTGAACTTCTTCAGGTTGCGCCCTAACTCTTCGATGTTGTCTATGATCCGCTGACGCATCCAGAGTATGGTTTCGCTTGGCGGTTCACCGTTTGCTTCACGCTCTGCTATCCGTCCCTCTAACGCTTCAAGCTCATCGATGCTGGCCTTGGTTGCGGCTTTGTATGCGCGTTGCATCCGGCTGATGGCTACGCCTTCACGCTCTAGTAGGTCATTCCGATACTTCTGGGATGCGGCATAAATCCTGCCCGTCCCGCTGTCTACTCGCTTGAGATTTCCTCCAGCGAATACCCGTAAAAAGGGTGGCTCTTGTACACTACCCCCGGAGTGCAACAATCGGTAGACTTGGACTCTTCGCCTTGCATCTGGTCACGCTTGGATGTAGACCAGCGGAACCCGGCATCGCCGCCCCACAAGTCCCAGGCTACACGCCCCGGTGAAGGGAAGCCATCTTCACCAGCGTTGAACCCTTCGGCCTTCTTGTCGACTTCATGCCGTGAAAAGAAAGAATACATTCTCAGTATCGTGTCTTCGGAAAGTTTTTCGCCGTTGACAATCTGGTTAGCTCTTGCCAAGCCTATGCGCGTCCCGCCGTCAAAGCCTTCCGCCTTCCAGTCAAGCGCCCGCTGTGCCGCTTCGACCATGCCAGCGTTCGGTACGAACTTCATCTCGTACGCTTTGGCTTCATCCCGAAGGGTAACCGGTGCGGCTCCTGTGTGCTGCACTGGGAGGTTCAGGAAGTTGGTAACGCTACCCGGATCGTAACCAGAACGAATCAAGATGCCTGCCGCGTTGGTTGTCTCTGCCAGCGATGCACCCGTGCCAGCCTGTACGCTGATGGCCGATGGATGCAATACCCCGGTATCTTCCGGCACGGCTTCAAGCCCGGCTATGCGCTTGGCTTCAGCCCGATCAATAATCCCGGCCTTGTAGAGTTTCTCAGCCCGTGTGGCTTCCGCTTGCATATCGTCAGCAAGCGCCCTGACCGTTTCAAGGTCGTACATTACGTAATCACCCTGCTGTGTTTCAGGGTATTCTGGCAGCAGGTCAGCGGTGATAGCATCCGCCAAGGTACGGAGCAAAGGCACCATGCCATCCTCCCATGCCGCCTGTTGCGCCCTCTCATAATTACTGTAGGTAGACCGCTCTAAGCCGCTTCCAAGCCCTAAGACCATCGGGTTGATGCCAAGCGCTGAACAGATACGCTCCTCCGGAACACGTCTCACAGAGTCTAGCGCAAGCTCGGAAGGCGTAAGGGATACCCTATCCATCTTGTAGGCACCGGTCATAACCACGATGCCGCCGCTACCGTCCCCGGTTAGGTCTTCGTGAAGTTGCCTTTTTACCTGTCTCGCGTCATCCATGCTCATGTCTACGCTGGTCTCTTTGGCATCAGGCCCGACAATCAAGGACGGCATAGCCCCGTTTGCAAGCAAGCCATAAGCGGTAGTGCTTGCGGTGTTGTCGGTTGCAATCTCCCGCAGGACAGCGGTAAGCGGCGCACGGCCAATCCGGATATCGCTTGGGTCACGCCCGTACCGAATGTGGATGATGTCACTTACCGGGATATCAAAGGAGCGTCCATCCGTGGTGTAGACGTAGTGCGTCAAAGGGTTGATGCCATTGCCTACCGGTCTAACCATGTCTTGCGGTAGAAACTGCAAAGCGGTAACGGTGCCACGGGTGGAAGAGCGAATCTTGCGGAGGTACGTGT